GCAATCCTAATTATGGCATTCGATGCGTCAGCAGTCGGAAACTGGACCGTGAAATCTCCACCTGATGCGGTTTTGTCCGATCCGAAATCCAGAACCAGAACCGCCGGATCGCCAGCCGCAGTGTCGTTGTAGATCAGACCGCCTCTTGCCGTGATGGTAACAGCAGAGAAAGTCTCATCCGCAAAATCCGTATATGCGGTTGTGCCGGACGTAGTAGGCGTCACATTGGTAAGAGCTTGACCGCCTGCCGAATATCCCGATCCAGAAACCTCTCCGGTCGTGGTATAGGCAGTGGTGGAAGCATCCAAGGATGCCGTGGAAGCATACAAAGCAAGCTTGAACGTGCTCCCGGTGCCGTTCGTGAAGTCGTGTGTCGCCGTGAGGAGTTCCGACTTAAAGCTTGTGCAGAGGGCCTGGGTGATAGCCATTAAAACCTCCTAATTCCTTCCGCAATTTCTCGGTGTCCGTCCCGTTCAAGCATCGCAATGATGTTGGTTCTTTCGCTGCGCTGGGCTTGTTGGAAATAATGAATCAACAGAACCCTTACCTGTTCCCTGAAAGCATGTGCCTGAGACTTAATCGGTTCGGGAGCGTTATCAGAAACCGAAACAATCCTATTCGCCGCAAGCTCTGCCAATTCTTCAGGGTTAAGGCCCCTATTGTTGGTGGTGACAACCCCAACCGGACCAACCTCGCTTTGCACTTGGACAGAAAACATCAGGCGTTCTCCGCGTCATTGAATTGTATGTAAGGTCTGCGCCTGGAAGTCCGATAGTCATCCTTCATCTGGGACTTAACGCCGAGATTGCTTAGGCGCGACATAGCCTCTTGGAAGCGACCCTCATAGACCTGCATCAGGTCCTGTTCCCCCTTCAGAAATGTGTAAGCTTCAACTATTGACGCATACAGAAGGGCGTTTTCAGCCTGATTCCCCAGCCAGGACGTTCCGTCTCCGGAGTCCACAATGCTGGTTGGTCTGGCGTAATAATGAAGCTCTACCGTGTAGGCCGCGTCCGGAGTTGGCCCCAAAAGAAAGTTGTCGTCATCCCACACCGCATAAAACCGGGGGACTCCTGAGGTCCTTGCCGGGAAAGCAGCATCGATGAAATTGACATCCTTGTTCAGAAGGTACTCCCAATCAGTTCCATCGTTAAGTTCAATGGAATGTGGCGACAGAAAGTCTTCCGGCGTAGCCAGCAATCGACCAGATACAGACGTGCTGGACGTGGCGTTCTTCCGAAAATCCGGAATGTTCACCAGATGAAGAATACGATCTTCCGCATTTCGGATAATCCGGTCCAGATTATCTACGAAAGTCGTTTCAGTGTCCTCCAGATAGTCCTGGATTCCCTGCCTCAACTGCGAATACGTTATCGCCATTAGCCCATCTTGCCGCTCGACTTAAAGCCCTTCGTCGCAGCACCTTTCCCGCGCTGGGTGGTTTTTCCATATGAATCAACCTCACCATGGCTGCATCCATAAAAGGGCCAGCCCTTAGGGTACTTTTTCGTCTCACCGCCCATACCATCATAGGTCTTGGGCATCGGAGCCTTTTTCACCTTGTCATACTTCATCTCAGCCTCCTAGCTGATGGTAACAGTTACCCGACCAATGTTTATTCTCATGGTGCTTGTAGCACTTCCACCAACGGGATTGAAGCCATAAAGCCTTCTGCTGTCTGCTTCGCCTGTATCAGGTCTCGGGTCCCTCAGGCTCTGTGGATCGTCAACAATCACCTTCCCAAGCCAATTCTGGGGGTGATCGTCGTCATAACATTCCAGGCAAACCTTCAGCCCAGTATAGGTGTTGTTGCTGATTTCCATTTGAAGGTCGCCCAGCGGAAATCGAAAACTGCACCTGTCGCAGAAACCGAATGCGTATTTTCCAGAAGCATATCCCGTCATAGCCGATACCTATGTGGAATAAGCCGCCAGTCAGCCTTCTCACGGTCCTCTTCAAAGGCAAGCTGAAGCTGTTCTTCATAGTATTGTTTCAGGGGGATAACCCTGTTTGCACTTTCCGGTTTCTTCTGAGCGATGTGGAAGGCCAACCCTGCGATAAGGGCGGGAATTAACCTCTCAGGGGCATCGAAGTTGTTGGTGCTGTTGCCCAGGTCCTCCATCCGCCGAAGATAGTAATAGCCCAAGGTGTAGTCCGATGTGTCTGGAACAGGCCAAAGGGTGACATCCACACCATCAGTTCCACGGTCAATGTAGATATCTGTTGGCCTCCCTTGGATGTTCTTTGTCACCCTCTGTGCATAGGTGCTCACAGAAATCCGCTGTAGCTGATAGTCCACCTGAGACGTACCGGAGCCTTTGCGAATATAGTGCTCCATCAGATCGATGATGTCGCTGCCTAAGGAATAACTGGCCGTCCCAGCGGCAAGAGGGGTGCTTCCACTTTCTACCGTCCACAGATTTATACCTCTGTTGGCCCACTCCAGCCCCAGAATGGCAAGGGATCGCCTAGCAGTCCTTAAATCGTATCCAGACCGCATCTCCAATCCGGCACGCTCAAACGCTTCTTCACAGATTTGAAGAATGTCGAGGTTGAATGTCGTGGTGCCAGAGGTGGTGGCCATGTCTTAGCTCATTTCTTTTTCGCCGTCTTTTTGGACCGCTTGAACGCTTTGTCAGTCGGAGCGCCCTTCGATCCAGGCTTCCGCATTTTCTCACCACTACCCTTCGAGATGCGTTTCCGCTTTGCATGGATGTTGGCGTAGAGGCCGGGCTTTTTAGCCATCAGATGTATCTTCCTTTGGTTCTACCCTTACGAACACACCCATCTCTGGTGACCTTACCGCCACCGCGAAACGCCTTCGGGGCCTGTGGTGCAGCCGCAGCCATAACAGGCTTTTTTACACTAGGGGCGCTTGTTCTCGTGGCAGCGCCAGTTTGCAAAGCCCTTAGGACATCTGCCATCTGAGCCTGACCAAGGCCTCCGCTCTGAAGCATAGACGCCAACTGGCTTACATTAAACGCCGAACCTCCCTGTGGCGTCTGTTGCGTACCTTGGACAGGACCACCCTCTGCCATCTTCTTTCCGCGTCTGGCCTTAGACATAGCAATCGCCATTGCCTGATCTTTGCTGGTCACCTTTTTCCCGGAAGAGCTTCTCAGCTTGCCCCTCTTATACTCCCCCATGACCTTTCCAATTTTGGATTTACGTTTCATCGCCCACCTCCAAAAACCTGTGTTTCTAAAGCGCGAATACGCTCATTCAGATCAACCATCTTACTGTCACGCAAGCGGAAGTCTCGCGCTGCATCTTCTTCGGTGTAGATGCGATTCATCCTGGTTTGAACGCGCCCCATGTCTTCTCTCAAATTCATCACTTCTGCATCGATTCTGGCCGTCTGTTGCTCCATCTTCGAGACAGCAGAAGCAAGGTTCATCATGGAAGTGCCAATCCACCCCACCATGAGAAGCATAGCCGCACCGGCAAAATTTCTAATCCATTTTTCTGCGACGGATTCGCCATCGTGATCGTCACTCATACGCTCTTTTTCCCCTTGCAGCCCCATGCTTTGCGACGAGCCTTCACCTTTGGTGTCCGCTTCTGACTGACGGTACGGGCGCAATAAGCATCCCCTCTTTTCGTGCCAGGGTAACTTACCCGTTTGTGGGTCTTTCCTTTGGAATCTTTATAGGTTGTTCCATCAGCATATTTCTTGCTGGCAGGCATTTTCTTTTTCTTGGCCATCACCACTCCTCCCGCATTACCATATGCCCAATAATAGAACCAGTTCCGCTGGTGGTCCTGACGCACATGCTGATCGGCTGTCGCTGCGGAATATCAAAGCTAACCGATTCGGATGTTGCTAGATTCTTGTTGGCCTGACCAGCATCCAGAAGGCCAGACCAAACCGTCAGCCCACCAGAAATGGCCGTAGCACTGACATCTACTTCCAAAGAAGTTTCTGATGCTGCGGAATTTGTAGGGGTTCCATAGGATGCACCTGTCAATGTCCCGTTTAGAACAAATTCGATTATGACAGGCTCCGTCGCGACAATCGCAGAAAATTTCTCAATCTGGATTGCCCTGTC